GTCTCCAACTTTGCGATTAACAACATTGGGGTTAGGGTAAAAGATAAAGATTCCTATGTAGTAACAGGTAAAGTCGAAGGTGCTATCGTTATGACACCTCGAATAGGATTACATGAATGGGTTGGTTCAGTTGATATCAACTCGCTATATCCTTCAACTATTCGTAGTCTTAATATGTCACCTGAAAAGGTTATAGGTCAATTTGATACTGACGAAACGATTGAAAGATTGTTTATTGAGAATCCTGAATTTGCTGAAGCTGTAGAAAAAGCAGAACGAGCAGGTATTGATACTATTTCTTTTATCAAATCAACTGCTAAAGAAGCGGATTGGAAAGGTATTCGTGATGAAGATAATCATCCGCATACTTTACATTTTGTAAATGGTGAAGAATCTCTAACTCTAACTGGTAAAGAATGGAAAGAAGTTCTGCTTGAACAAAAATGGGCTATCTCTGCTTATGGAACGGTATTCGACCAATCTTCAGGTAAGGGTATTGTGCCTATGCTTTTGGAATCTTGGTATTCTGAACGTAAAAAGATGCAAGCAGAGAAAAAGAAATGGACTAAGATTCTCAAAGAACTTGAAGGAAAAGATTCTTCTGACCTAAACGAAGCAAAGATTCAAGAAGCTCAATATGAACTGCTTCAGCTAACTAAGAAAATCTCACTCAATTCACTTTATGGAGCATTATTAGCGAAAGGTTTCCGCTGGGCATTCAGAGAATGGTTAGGAGCTTCAACTACATATTGTGGTCGAGCTATTACTTCGCATATGATTTGTTTTGCAGGTCATGCATTGACTAATAACAATGTCATTCTAACTAAATCATATGAAGTTGAAGGTGGAGATAAGGCTAGAATATCAAATGTCTATACAACTGATAATGAAGCTATTATCTATGGAGATACTGATAGTGCGTATTTCAAAACCTTTGCATCAACTAAAGATGAAGCAGTAGAAATAGCTGATGCTATCGCTGATGAAATCAATGATAGCTTTCCTCAGTTTATGAGAGATTCTTTCTGTTGTCAGCCAGGATTCGATACTTTGATTGCAGCAGGTCGAGAAGTAGTTGCAGAACGTGGATTATTTCAAGCTCGTAAAAAGTATATGTTGAAAGTTGTCGATTTAGATGGCTTTGCTACTAATAAGATGAAAGCTATGGGTTCGGAGATTAAGAAATCTGATACTCCAAAAATCATTCAAAAGTTTCTAAAGAAAACTGTTGATATGATTCTAAATGGTGATTCTTATGATGCTCTTGTAGAATTTGTGAATAACGAAAGAAGCAGATTGTTCAAAGGTGATATTGATTCCGAAGATAAACTTCTTTTTGGTATTTCTAAAGCAGCAAACAATCTTGAACTAATGACTCGTGCATATGACGCTGAACTTGCAGGAAAACCGATGTTGAATGCGAAGGGTAAAGGTAAGCTGACAATCCCTGGTCATTGTCGTGCGGCAATCAACTTCAATAAACTATCAACATTGTTTGAGGGTGCTGACGGGTTCCAGATAAGCTCTGGTGATAAAGTCAAAATCTTTGAATTGAGACCTAATGACCATAACTTTACAAGTATTGCCATTCCTGCTGAAGCTGAAGAGTTTCCATTTTGGCTTGAAGAAGAATTTGAAATCGATTTCAAAAAGACTGAAGAAAAATTGATTACTGCTAAACTTGAAGGTATCTTTTCAGCTTTAGGAAAAGAAGTTCCAACACCATTTAGTGCTCGTGTCAATAAACTTATGGTCTTTTAATAATCATATTTTTCAAACAATATATAACACATATGATAAAAATAGTGTTATAATACATACACATAATACATAAACATAGGACTATAAACATATGAAATTGACCGCAACTGATATTACTAACTTAAATAACGTTATCAATGTCTGCTCTTTAGTTGGCATTGATATGCTTTTACTTGATGCATCTGGGGATACTCCTCGTTTATCAGGAATCAATTCCGATAGAACTTGTGTTGTTATCACTGAAGATAATATCCCTGTTCTTGAATCAGGAACTAAGTTAGCACTTAAAAAACTCAAGGTATTGAAACAACGTTTAGATTTGTTCAAAACTGACCCTCAACTTTCAATTGAACTAAAAAAGAAAGCTAATGGTGATGTCAATGATTTGGTATTGAAAGGTTCAAAAGCTTCTTCTCAGTATCGTGCTGCTAATATCAATAGTGTGCAATGCCCAAAAAGCATTGACGATACTCCGTTAAAAACGATTAAGATGACTCGCGATGAAGTAGCACTGTTCTTAAATGCTGAAAAAGCAATGGGTTCTAAAAAGATTACTATTGCTATCAAAAAAGGCGTGAACGTTAGTATTGAACTATCAGATGGCGGCAATGATTTATTCTCAATTCCATTAACAACTTTGGCCGAAGATATTAGCGATGACCCACAAGATACTGTCATTTCATATTTCCATACTGATGGATTTTCTCCATTAGTTCGTGCTGCATCAGTAGAAAACGAATTAGTTGCAATCGATATATATGAAGCTTCTGCTAAAATTGTTGTAAATGGATATGTTCTTACAATGATTTCTCCAATTGATAACTAAAATATGAATAGCTCAATAAGCACCGCAAGCTTAAACGATTATGCAGTATTGAATGAAATACTGCATACGACCCAACAAGAAAATGCTCGACTTCGTGAAGAACTGGAAAAGTATAAACCAGGCCTTTTTATGTCTATCAACACTGATGACAAAAGCATTACTGGAAAAATTACACATCTCGGCAAAGTGTTGGCCGTAACGATGCCACAAATTGATGTTGATTACAATGATGCAAACAATAAAGCTTTATTGTTTGCAGATGAAATGTGTAAGATACTTCATCAGTATATTGTCGATGAAATTAAACCCATCTTAGTAAAAGCTGATGCAAACATTGAACAGCTTAGGAAGAAAGGCATATGGTAAAGTTCCTAAACTGGTTAGTTGAAAAACTAATGTCAAGACGTAAGAAACCTTGGGCACGATTGGTTTTGAATGGTATAAGCAAGACTAATGAAGTTAAGTTTGAAGTTGCTTATAATAAAGCTTTTATTCGAAACTTAGATGCTCAAGGTTTGACTGGTGCTAATGATGAAGAGACTGTTCAAAACTTTTTGTTTGGTACATTCATGGCTCCTAAATCGATATTTGATGAACTTGATGGTTTGTACGAAGAATCCTCAGTTGAATCGAACTCGCATCCTAACTTATCAAGTGAAGCTTCTGACGCAATGAAAGGTTTTAGATTTAGAGATGGTAATGCAAAATCCCCATTAGCGGCTGGTATAGCTTCTACATCTAAAGGAAAATAACGAATGTTGCGTACGGTGAATGACGTTCAATATAAAGACTTTCTTAAAGAGCTTTTTGAAATGATTTCGGTGATTCATAATCCGGATTCCGATGAAGCTCTTGTAGAAGCAACCATTCAAAAGCTAGACATTACATTGAAAATTGCAAAGTTCTTTGTACATGCTCAGCCAGTCTTAGTGACCATTGGGTACTTGCGAACTACATTTGTACTCCGAAATAGATTACAATATTGGCAACCCCTTTTAGATGAAGCACATTATCGTTTTAGCATAAAGTTCAAAGAATATAAAGTCAAATCTCTTCTACGTGGATTATCTGATAACATATGAAATTACTAATCATTGACGTTCCAAACTTATTCTATCGTACAGTGTCAGCTCATTCCAACAAGTATGGTGGAACAGCTGAAGATAAAGCTGGATTGGCATTACATTCTTGTTTGATTGGTATGAACAAGTGGTATAACACTATAAAGCCAGACCAATTAGCTGTAGTGTTTGAAGGCAATAAAAACTGGCGAAAAAGCTATACTGCTAGCAATGATTGCAAATCTAAAGTTCTATATAAGGGGAATCGTGTTAAAGACCCAAGTATGGAACACTTGTATGAAGTCATCAACGACTTTGAAAAATTAGCACGAGAACATACTTCTATCGTTTGCCTTTCTGCACCTGAATTAGAAGGCGATGATTTGATTGCTGGAGTGGTTCAAAAGTATTCTACTAACGGTGATGAAGTGGTTATTTTGTCAGGTGATAAGGACTTCAAACAACTCCTAAAACATTCAAAAGTATCACTTATCAATCCTGATGACGGAAAACCTCGTCAGTGTGATGACCCGGAATTCTTTATGTTTGAAAAAGCAATTCGTGGTGATACTGGTGATAATGTAAGGTCTGCTTTCCCACGAGTAAGAGTGACAAGATTGGAAAAAGCATTCAAAGACCCGTATGAAATGACACTTCTAATGAATGAAACTTTTCAAGGTATTGACCCAGTAACACAAGAACCTAAAGAGTTTATCGTACGTGAGTTATTTGAAGAAAACAACTTGCTAATGAACTTGGAAAAACAACCATCTGAAATTCGTCAAATTATTGATGAAACAATTGAACATGGTTTTAATACTCATGGTAAGTTTTCGCTATTTGCATTTACAAAGTTTTTAGGTCAGCATGGTCTAAAACAAATAGGCGATAACTCTCAAAAGTTTGTCAATCTGTTAAGCTGCAGACCAACTTCTTCAACTCAATCTACAATATCAACATCTGGTAAACGTGGTATTCTAACATTCTAAATATGATGATTTTTCCTACTAATAAATAAGATTAGAACATAAACTGACATTTATGTTTGTTTTAGTAAAAATACTTATAATCTTATAAAAGAATAATGATAGGTTTATAGTCGTTATTCTATTTCCATATAATAGGAGAAATCTAAATGGCAACTGCACCAAAATCAGTCAATACCGCATCAACTGGACCAGTCTCTTCCGGCAAAATTGAGATGAAAGCTACAAACATTCCTCATATCTTCATGATTGACATCGATGATTCTGGTATGTATCGCGAGTGTGCCGTCGTAAAACTTTTTGAAGATGGTTCAATTGCTTATGTTCAAATTGATACACTTCATCCAATTGATAAAGCAAGATTGAAAAAAGTTGTAACTAGCATTCATGCTGACAAATATCCATTGTTTGAACTTTTGTCACAAGCTAAGTTCAGTAACGGTCTTAACGCACTTGATTACATTCACACTAACTTTGTGAAAATCAAAAGACCAAAAGGTGCGTCTATGACATCTAACAGCATCCTTTCAACTAGTATTTTCAAAGATGCTGACCACATGATTGGCGCAGACTTTGTCAATCCTGCAGAAGCAATGTTAGACCAGAACACAAAAACGTTCGCATAAAAAAGAAAACCGTTTACATTTAGATGGACCCTGTGGTATAATAAACTAACATTTATACTACTACACAGGGTCCATTTTTATGTCTGATGAAAAAAACGTTCGGTTGTATTTTGGTCGCAAACCTGAAAATTCAATGAAAATTGATGATTTTTTCATAGGCTTTATGGAAAAACATGACTATTTGATTGACAAAGCAGTTGATGAATTGATACATGCAATGAAAACATTGAATATTTCTATAAATGTTTTTCATACAATGAACCCACTCATTCCTAACTATATGTTAGATAAAGTCGCAATTGAATTGATGTGGATGATTGACGAAGAAGGCAATCATATTAGTATGAAAGACGATATGCACTTACGTTCCAAGCTGGATTGGATGGCACCAGGTGAAGCTCTTTGCGATGATGCTCGGTCTTTCAAATCTTTACCTGTAGAACCACAAGAGAGTGTCAATAAATGAACAACACGTTACCAACCTTTAGAGTTATCAAGACATCAATCAATTCGCTTTATGTCACTGATAATCTGAATGAACTTATCTGTTATCTTTTGCAAAGTGATGAAGAGGATACCATTCTTGTTATAAAATCGGACCATCGTGGACATCGTATCATCAAGCTTGATGGTTGTACTATGTCATATGATGCTCTTGAAATGTGCTTATTAGAAAGCATAATGTGATAACCAGTTATCAAAAATAACCATTTACAAATCTAGAAAACCGTTTATAATAGACTCATATTATAAAGAAGAGTGGAGAACTACGATGGCTGATACGACCTATTATGTAATACATAGAAGAACTGGACATACTGAGATTTTTCATAATGCTTCTTTAGTTTCATCTTTTATGTTGGTGCGAAGATTATCATCAGGATTATTTGTAAAAGTTGATGAAAAAGGCGAACGAATAGTTGATGTATCAAAATGTTCTGATAAAACGTCAGAACTTGAACAAATTTTAGAAGAGGCATAAGAAAATGGCTGACACGACCTATTATGTAATACACAAAAGAACTGGTAACACTCAGCTTTTTTATGATGCTTCGTCTGTTGTAACATTTATGTGGGGCCAAAAAATTGCTTCTTATTATTTTCTAAAGGCTGATGATAAAGGACCAAGAGTGGTTGATATATCACAATGGTCTGGAGATTTATCAGAACTTGCACAAATTTTGAAAGAGGCATAAGACGATGGCAAGTATAGATTTCCAATCATTGGGTGACGAACAGAAGAAGTTAGAGTTGATTTCAGCTGGAGCTCGATTAGTTTCTGGAGTGCCAGTGATTGCTCGTCTTGACGGGCGAGCTTTTCATACTCTGACTAAAGATGCGAATAAGCCGTTTGACTGTCGTATTGTTGGTTCAATGGAGCATACTGCTAAAACATTGGTTGAAGCTTTTCAACCAGATGTTGGTTATACTCAAAGCGATGAGATAACTTTGGTCTGGGAAAGTTTGGATATGTTTGATGGTCGAATCCAAAAGATATGTTCAACTCTTGCGTCATATGCATCGGTAATTTTTGCAAAAGAAATGGACCAATATCGGTTTCCAATTCCACGTGGCATTGTTCCAACATTTGATTGTCGTGTATGGCATGTTCCATCATTAAGTTCTGCGGTTGATAATTTGACATGGCGGGAATGGGATGCTTCTAAGAACAGTGTAAGCATGTGTGCTCATACAAAGTTTACGAATGTCCAACTTAAAGGGGTTCCAACTAAACGTCGGGTTCAAATGCTATACGAAGTAGGGTTCGATTGGAACGGATTGGCTGATAACTTCAAACGCGGTTCTTACTGGCAACGTAAGACGTTCATGGAGTTCTTGACTGAAGAAGAATGCGAAAGAATTCCGGCACAACACAGACCTGCTGGAGCAATATCTCGGAGTAGAGTGGTAAGAATGAACTTTCCACGGTTAGTTCAAGTATCAAATGCAGTTGGGATGATATTTAGAGCCGAAGAACCACAATTTAGAGATGTAATAGGAATTGAATGAAAGCTATAAATTAAGAAGCGATAAATAATAGACCAGCTCCATAAAAGCTGGTGTGACCACCAAAGGCGGCTACCTGATTAGCCATCTACTCTAATGTATTATGCATAGAGTGGTCTTTCAATGGCCTTGAAGCACGGGAACATTCTACAGTTCCATATTCATGTGATTCAAGGTAACGGTGCGGAAAAGCCAAAAAACCGAAGGCTTGCACCCCGTTGGGCAACATAGAGAATGAGATTCACGTTGATTTATCTGATGAGAATCTTTATGGAGTGCTTGATGCGAACTAAACAAATAGAGAGGGAGTAAATGAAACTCAACACACTAACCTTAGTGGCAACACTGGGGATGGCATTGCTATCTCCGTCTGTTTCTGCGAAAGTGCACCATGTTTACGACCGTCACCAGAAAGGTCATCATCACAATAACTTTTCTAATGACACTGATAATGTATCAGAAAAAGTTGTAAGAGTAAGGCATGGAAGGGGTGAAAGTGGAAAGTCATCGCATAAGAATGAACCGCTTTCTGTAAATCAAAAGAACATCATTACTTTAGCTTATAATACGGCAAAGGAAGATGGACTTAGACAACCAGAAGTTCTAGCTGGAATCATTTTCCAGGAAAGCAAAGCCGGTGAGGCGGCTAAGTTTAGAACCTCAAAACATAAGAAGGCTTGTGACCAAACTGTTGGCTTAGGGCAAATCAAAACAGGAACAGCGAAAGCAGTTCTAAAAAGATTTCCTGAATTGAAGAAAAAGTTTGGAATCCCAGATAGCCAGATAACAAATGCTCTTGCACATAACGACAAGTTCAATGTGGCAGTGGCAAGTAAGTATCTTGTTTATCTGAGTACAATGTATCGAGGAGATGCATTGATTGCAAGTTATAACATGGGTGAAGGTGGCGTTAAAAAGCTACGTAATCCATCAAAACTTCATTATGTTAGAATGGTCAATAAACATATTGACACATTAAATCTATAACGACAGAACATGTGAATGGGTGTTATAATGTACCTATTCACATGTCACTTTTTCTAAGTACCTATGTCATCATCAGCAGTAAATGATTTCGCATCAAAACTTACTAACCTCATTCACACCCACATTCCACTAACAGGCAAAACTTCTGCTACAGGTTTTCAACAGATAAGATGTGCTTGCTGTTCTGACCATTCACCTCGTGGTGGCTGGAAGATTGAACCGTCTGAAATAGTGTATCACTGTTTCAATTGTGGTATTGCAAGTGGTTGGAAGTTAGGTGATGAAAAGATACGTAAAGACTTCGAACAAATCCTAAAAGCTTTTGGAGTTCCTGTTCATGAGCTCAACGAAATCAAGAGCCAGCTATTCTTCAATCAACCGCCTAGGCAAGAAGACAAGACTATCACTCTTGAAACATTACATAAAGTCAATCTTTATACTCCTGAAGTATCATTGCCTGAAGGTTCAGTTCGATTAGACGAATCTCATATCAATGAATGTCAGTTCTTGTTGAACAAGTATAGACTAACATGTCATGATTATCCATTTTTTGTTAGCACTACATTACCAAATCGTGTTATAATACCTTTTTACAAACAAAGTAAAGTCATCTACTGGCAAGCAAGAACTATTTTGTCAGATGAACGTCTTCGTTATCGAAACTGCGAAGTCAAAAAGGAAGCAGTCATCTTCAATAATGACGAACTATTTCGTTATTCAGAAAAACCGTTATTCATATGTGAAGGTGTCTTTGATGCTATACACGTGAATGGTATCAGTCTTTTAGGTAGTAAGCTCACAGAATCCAAAATAGAGCTACTCCGAAAATCACGACGCGAACTCGTGTTTGTGATTGATAAAGATGCTAATGGTCAATCCTTAGCATTTCATGTGTTGAAAGAGAAGTTAGGTAGTATCACTTTCGTGACAAACCCTTCCACAACGAAATCAAAAGCTGACATATCATCTAGGATTGTCGAAACTGGCAAAATCTGGACGATGTATGAACTCCTTCAAAATAGGATTTACGATGAAAAGAAAGCAAAACTCTACATAAACTTTTTACCCAAAAACACAACAAGAGGATTCAATGAAAGGAAATGAACAAATTGAATATGATGTTGATGTACAGAAATTATTAGTTGAAAACTTACTAAGTAATCCTGAACTATTCGCACGATGCAACAGAATACTGTCACATGAGTATTTTGACCAATCGCTTATAAAACCGGTCAAGTTTATTCGTGAATACTTCGAAGAATATCGAACTGTTCCAAATTCAAAAACTATCAAAGCTACTACTGGAGTATCATTTGATACTGCTGAAGTTCTAACTAAAGCTGACCAAGATTTTACTGCAACGTTAATAGAAACATTCTGTAGAAACTCTGCAGTTTGGAATGCAGTTATGAAAGCACCTGAGCTCCATGATAAAGGGGATTATGGTGCAATATGGCAACTCATCAAAGAAGCTGATGCTATTTCTCTAAATCGAGATTTAGGTATCAATTACTTTGAAAATGTTGGAGATAGATTACGAGACCTATTGAATAACTCTCCAACTATTCCAACAGGTTGGGATGATGTCGATGAAGCAATAGGTGGTGGTATCAATAGACAAGAACTATTGCTACTAACTGCTGCATCAGGTATTGGTAAGAGTATCTGTATGTCTAATCTTGGTATCAATCTTGTCAAGCAAGGGTATAATGGAATCTACTTTTCATTAGAACTTGCAGATAGAATCGTATGTAAACGATTTGATAGTATGGTGACAGGTATTGGTCAAGCAGATATTCTCAAAAGTATTGAAGCAGTTGAATCGAAAGTAGATGCATTTCATCGAGGTGCAAATGCTCAATTGTATGTCAAGCGATATCCAGAAAGTGTCACGACTGCAAATGATTTAAGAGCATATCTAAAGGAGTTTCAGCAAACTCACGGATTTACTCCTGACTTCATTATAGTTGACTATCTTGATTTGATGGCGACTAATAGAGGTATTAGCAATGAGAACATCTGGTTAGCTGACAAATACAAAGCTGAAGAATTGCGAGCAATTGGATTAGATTTTGATTGTGCAGTTATTACTGCTTCTCAGTTAGGAAGAGGTTCTTTAGAAGCTGAGAAAGTCGGACAGCAACATATTCAAGGTGGATATTCAAAAGTTCAAACTTGTGATATAATGATTGCTATTATTCAATCAGATTTGATGAGAGCTAATGGTGAATATGCATTTGAATATACTAAAACCCGTAACGCTAGTGGGGTAGGTACTACTTCTTATTTGAAATGGGACCCTATCGCTCTACGAGTTACTAATATGGAGGAAGGAAATCAAAGCTTACGTTTGAAGCCCAAAACTGAAACTATAAATACTATTTTGAATACCAATGGAACTATGTTTGGGAATCAGGGAAAAATCAATGATTCCGTTATTGGAAAAAAACCTAATCTTTTAGAATTATCTGGAAGAAAATAATTTATTATCAACAACATAAAAAAGAGGAAATACAAATGGCAGAAGCTAACGAACAAGTTCAAACTATCACTATCGACGGTGTACAACACGAACTTGCAAAATTTTCAACCGAAGTACAACGTTTAGTTCAAATTCACCAAATCTGGGAACAAAAAGTTATCGAAGCTGAGCTTGAATATGCTCGTGCTCGTGCTGCCGTTCGCGATTTGAATAATGAATTGCTTGCTAAATTGAAAGCAGAACTTGAGCCTGCTGCTCCTGAACAAGAAGTTGCTCCAGCAGCTGACGTAGCAGTATAAATGCTGTAATAGTTAGAAACTAAGAAGAAGGGCCGAATATGAAAGTATTCGGCCCTTTTGTTTATCAGTAAGTAGATAAATAGTTACATACTATTCTTATTCAAATAAACTTGTAAATATGACTGCATCAACATTCGAAGACTTACCAATAAAAAAGTTTATAGCACAACTGAAATCGTTGGGTTCTTATACTATTTCAGCTCAAGCAGATGGACTTACTTTTTATTTTGGTATTGATTCAGATAATCAGTTTTATACGTCAGCCTATTCTCCAAACAAAAGAACTAAGTTTTCATATAAAGTTACTGACTATCAATTAAGAGTTGAGAACAATCAATTCAGAGCAGCACATAAAGCAATTTCTCAGTTTCAATCTGATATCAAAGATATCCTTGAAGCTGGACAAGTTATTGAGTGTCAATTAGAAGCTAAGGCAGAAACTCAATTTGGCAATACATTTAGCAAAATCGTTTTGGTACGACCTGTTATTGGAGAAGCGACTATTGCTGATAGTAAAGTAATTGACCAACTCTATACCGCGATTGGAGATAAAAAGGTCCAAGTTAAAGTCAAACAAATGTCATCAATCAATGGCGAAGATTTAGAAGAACAAGAAGTCTTGACTACATGGAAAGTGTTCAAAACTAAATCAGTCAAAGGTGGAGGAATGCTTTCGTCTGGAAAACTAAAAAGCATTCTTTCAAAGTTAGAAGCATTCCTTGCCAAAGATAATGAGGTAGCACATCGTCACAGTCTTGAAATGTCTAACTATGAAGTTGCTGCTGTTAATCTTACACAAGTTCCAATGAAGTATCGTGATGTGATTGAAACCGAACGTGAGAAGCTAAACAATGTTATTCTTACTCAATTCAAGTTCCCTATCAAGACTGAACTATTGAAGTCAATTGAAGATAATGTTGGTTCTCAAGCAGCGTTAATTCATAAAGGAAGTGATAGCACTTGGATTGCATCAAGCGAGTTTAAAGCTGATGGTCGATTTGATACTATTCCTAAACGCGAACTAAGTGGAATGATTCGTACTACTGACAAGAAAGCATCTCTTGAAGATAGAGGTGGAATTGAAGGTGTATTCCAACAACGAATTGCTCAATTATTTGGAGTCCCAGAACTTCAACGTCCTCAATCGGTTGGCAATGTATTCAAATCTTTTAGAGGTACTAACCCTCGTGATACTGCCGCAGCTTTTGCTCAACAGTTCAAAGAGATGAGCTTCAACGGTGTTAAAACTAAAATCTTAGCAGTATTAAAGTATTCAAAAGAACAAGCAGAGAAAAAGTTACAAGAGTTCAAAGATACTAGTAATGATTTCAAACAAGTTACAGGTGAGTCAGAGATTACTTATACTCAAGATGAAATCAAAGATAACTTAGGATTCTATGCACAAGCAATTAATGGGTATGATGATAGAATGTCTGAAATTAAAAGAAGTAAAAGCTTTACGGACATTATCTTAGCCTTATATGGAAATGCAATATATTCATTACATGGACAGCGAATAGCAGAAAGTATCATTATAGAAGGTAGTAAATTACAAAACGTATCATTAGACCAAATCAAGCATATGCATGGACATGATATATGCAGTGCTTATACTGCTACGTTACTTGCATCAATGTTATTACTTCGCACTCAAACTAAAGGTGCAGTTCCTCTAATCAAAGATATGAAACATGCAACACTAAAGCATAAACCTGATGCAACAATGAGTCAACTAAACTTTTGGGGAACAATGGTTTTTAGCCCATACATTGCAGTAATGAAAGGTAGTATGTCAGCCGAAACAACAAGTGAACTTAAAAAGTTATCAGGTCGAATAACAAAGCAACGAGTAGAAAAAATCCATAAGACATTATCATCAGGAAGTTTTGTCCAGGATTGGGATTTGCAAGAAGATAATGCTAAATTGATTACTATGCGTCTAGAAACCCGTAGTCAATCAATAAATACTGCAATTGCAGGTATAAGACACTGGGATGATATTGAACTTAGCGACAAAAATACTGTCATTGCGAAAGTGTTTTATTATTTACAACAGCATGTTCACGGTTCTCCATTGTTAGGACCTTTACGACAGTTAGCATCTAACACGTTGACCCATGCTGCTATTGATGCAAACAAAACACAAAATAAAGAGGGTACTGACTTGACGACGACGACAAATAAGAAGAAACAATCTTCACTACAAGACATTGATGAGACACTTACATTCATGCAATCATTATCTTCTTTAGTAAATGAAACTGAAATGGGAGCTAATGCATCCCAAACCGCGATTAGTAATGGCGCTAACGTTGCTGCTTGGGCAGATTTTGGTGTAGCAACTGACCCATCTTCAGACGGACAGACAAAACAAAATAAAGCTAGTCTTGGAAATAAATCCTTATCAAATAATCACTTATTAGTCAAATTTATGAATGGAAAACCGATAGTTAGAAGAAAGCGAGACTTTACTAAAAAGCCAAAATTTACTCGCAATGCAGAAGAACAAATCGTTAGAGAAGAAGGAGAAGAAGGTGGAGCCGAAGCAGGTGATATTAGCTCAGCTGCAATTGCTACATTTCCTTCAAGATTATTTGACACGTCTGATAAAAAGAAAGGACAGGTTGCGGTGTCTAAAAGTGTTTCTTCTAAAAAGAAAAAACGAATTTTGAAACGAGTAATTCCAGGATTTAGTCATCTTACCGCAGTAAGTGAAGTTAGTAATCCTGCTGCAATGTTCAGCGATTTATTTTATGCTATTGTAGAATGGACTGATGAAGATTTTACCGGCGATCCTTTGACAGATGAAGGATTCAAATTCTTGAAAGAAGAAAGATATTTACTTGCATCAATAATTACTACTCCTTCTAATGAAAAAGATGGTAGTAACCAAAAATGGCCTTCAGTCAAACTAATTGGAACAAAAGAACATTTAACATCATTCTTATCTAAAGACTATCAGGCAGATGCATCATTTATAGCTTCTGCAATCACACCAATGATTGGGGAGTAAACAATCAATGAAGAATAACCTAGATTTTCTAAATGACATATTATCTGAAGTTGAAAAGGGAAGTACTTTTAGCGCTCCTAAAGACCAAAATACTGAAGCTGCTCCTAAAGACCATTTTACATTACCTAAAGGTATTTCATTTGACTCAAATTCCAAATTAACACAACGTGATGCTGCTAACCTTATCCAACAAGCACAAGATAAAGCAGAAGAAGTAGATACTATTGCTTTTGGACTTGAATTGAATGATGGAGAAATTGTTAAAGTATATGTCGCAACTCAAGATGCTGAAGCATTTGAGAAAGCAATGAGTGACTTATTAGGCAAAGAAGATGACATTGAAACTGCTATCAATGACTTAGCTGGTGAGTTTGACATTGTGTCAGTTGAATGGCCAGAAGATGACATGACTGGCGATGGCGGTTCATCATCTGATGTAGGCGATGCAGCAGATGATGCAATGGCGGGTGAAGATGGTGACGGGAATATAGATGACTTAGCAGATAAAAAAGAAAAGAAAACTAAACTTGGTTTTGACCTAAATCAATCGAAAGAAGAAGACGAGAAAGATGATGCTAATGCTGACAAAGATGAAGATAATCTTGACGCTCCTGATGATGATAAAGATAAAGAAGAGGATGACGCATTTGGTGGATTAGATTTCGGTAATAAAGAAGACGATAATGAAGAAAAAGACGATGAAGAAGACGCATTGACATCACCTGATGATGAAGAAGAAAAAGATGGCAAAAAGAAACCTACTTCTAAAAAGAAAAAGAAACCTGTTGCCGCATCTAAAAAGAAAGGTGATGAGAAATTGGTTGATAGTATTCAACAAACTTCAACAAGTTCATGGTTATTCTCGTCATTTCTAAAAGAAGAACCTGACTTTGGAATAGTTTCAGAAGAAAGTAAAAAAGAAGACAAAGCAGAAGAAAAGATAGAAGACTTATTCAAAACTGCAATGCAACGTAAGATTATTCGTCTTATCATTCTTCTTGGAATGCCAGCATTGCGTTTATCTCAAGGTAAATCATTACTTCGTCATGGCGTACGAGAAGCTGCGTTAGGAATGGTGGATAACCCAAAAGGTCGTATCTTTCTACATCGTGCATTGAAAGAGTTAGAAGATATCTTAGGAACAGGTGAAGCTGAAAAAGCTGAGAAAGAACTTGCTAAAAAGAAAGATAGCGATGAGAAAGAAAAGATTGATGAGTCTGCTGGACAAGGAACTAATGTTATGTTTGAACACATTCTTCAGCTACTTGAAGCATTGGGAGTTCCGCATCAATTATTGCATACTCGTAAATCGATGCTAAGACAAGCATTGAAACCTACTATTGTGCATCTTATCAAACATGGTAAACTACGTAACTACATTGCAGGATTATCTAAAGCATTGGGTATCAAACCGTTACATCATAGTGATACTGAATCACAAGAAGATGAAGAAGTAGTAAAAGAAGCAATTGACCTTGGTAATGATGCTTACTTATCATTAGTTTCAACCTTAGCGTCGTCACTTGGAATTCCTGATGAAAACTTAAACTACAAAAGATCAAATCTTATTCAATCATTACGTCAACGTAAACAACAACTTAACTTACCTGCAGTTAGAGTTCGAGCTGCAGCATTAGCAAAAGCTTTAGCAAGTAATGCAAATGCAAATGTGAATGAGGAGTTTATGTACGAAGAAGCATCTCGTCATTTTCGAGACAATGCAGTAGACCTTGGCGCTTGGAGTATCGGTAAAACTGGCGAACGAATTCGTCTTGCAATTGATAGTCTTGAAATAAAGCTAAGTTCAACTGAAGCTAAGAACTTGCATCATGCTATTGACAATGGATTTGAAACCACTGTTCGTTCAGGTAATGAGCACTTCAATTTCAAACCAATTACTCACGGTGTTGAATATGTTGTTATACCACTTGACTCAGATAATGAATTCCATAAAGATGGTATCAAGTTAGGTAAAAAGTCGGTTGAAGCATTCTTGAACCTATGGTAATCATTCATGCATACTTTTCCAAAGTTGAAACGCGTTGAAGAAAGCGGGTATCGATTATATGAAACACCGGAGGGAAACTTCTATCCCTCCATCACAACCGTCTTAGGTCATACTGTAAGTGAGGAAAAGAAAGCTATTCTAACCAGCTGGCAAAACTCATTAGGGGTTTCTAAAGCTGATGCTTATACTAAAGCTGCTGCTTCTAAAGGAACTAACGTTCATACTATGATTGAACGTTATCTCCTGAAACAAGAACTGAATACTTCTGAGTTTTCATATGAAGATGTCAATGTATTCAATGCACTAAAGCTAAAGCTAAATCGTATTACTGATGTCATTGGATTAGAAGCACCACTTTATTCTGACTTATTAGAATTAGCTGGAACTACTGATTGTATTGGAACTTATAAAGGTATTCCATCGATTATTGACTTTAAAACTTCTTGTAGAATAAAATCTGAAAAAGATATTGCTGACTATAAACTCCAATGTTGCTTTTATGGTGTTGCAATGAATGAAAAGTATGGGACTGATATTGACCAAGGTGTTATTCTAATGAGTTCTCAAACCGGATTTCCACAAGAATTTACATTTAGATTATCAGCTTCACTTAATACTCTGATAGAACGAGTCGATCACTTCTATTCTAAATTAGCTAAATAGAGTATATCTTTTAACGAATTGCCTCACACTTGCGGAGTTACATATACTATGTTTCCTTATCTAAATCCAGAACCTACAGAAATAACTTTTTCAAATCCTATTGATAGTGTTCCAACTTCGCCATTTAGCGATGATACTGGAATTGAACAAGTTCCAACCATTGGCCCTGCACCCGTAGAACCAGAACAAATCGACATTTCCCAATATTACTTCTATGTTGGTGAAGCCCGTCAAACAAACTATGATGTTCCTACATCGGCTTATGAACCAGGTAATAATGAACCTGCTCCAATCAATAACGACTTCTTTGTTGATATTGACATTATAGTCAATGGTCCAGGTAAGAATAGCAGAATAACTAAACGTATCAAGTTGTGCAAACAATCATTAGCTCGTGAAGCCCAATGTAAAGATGCAATGCTAAATGCTTTAGCAACAGTTGTTGAAAATAAGACTGAACAAAAATCTCAAACTCAGCGAATGTTAGAGCTTGCGGGTATTAACCATCCAAAAAACTACGTTCTATAAAGAGTATTCAACATGGCAAAAACTCTCATCATATTGACGACCGAACCTGAGAACTGGGTTCCTAAAGAACTTGATAAAGTTGCACAAGAAAAAGGGTTCACTGTTCAAACTATCAACCCAGACACTTGCTTTATCTCACTAGCTCAAGACCCATTCATTGCTCATGAAGGCAAAAGATTTTCTGGAGCTGACATCGTTATACCTCGTCTTTCGGAAGATAACCTTGATTATAAGTGTGCGATTATCAATCATTTAGAAAAGATGGACATTAAGGTATTGAACACTGGTAAGTCAATGCGAATTGCTAGTAACAAAGTTGAAACTCAAATCTTACTGAATGATGCTGGTCTCAAAACTCCAAAGACTGCTGTATTCACTAATGAAGAACAAGTTGATGCTGCATTAGAAGCAATAGGTAATAAGTTTCCAGTCATTGTCAAAACTTTATTCGGAACACATGGCGTTGGTGTTGTTCGTGCAGATAGTAAAGCAAGTTTGACTTCAATCATTCAATTGCTATTGAAATCAGGTGAGCAGTTTATGTTACAAGAGTTCATTGAACATTCTGAAAGTGCTCGTGTTCTATTGTTAGATGGAAAAGTATTAGCTGCAGTTATGAGAAGTATTCCTGACGGTGACTTCCGCAGTAATGCACATCAAGGTGCTGAACTTAAAGAACATAAACCAACTGAAGAAGAAATTGAAGCCTGTATCAAAGCGGCAGAAACTTTAGGTATTTCTTTGGCCGCAGTTGATTACATTATTGATGGTGATGATATTGTACTTCTTGAAGTTAACGGCTCTCCAGGATTTGAAGCAATGCAAAAGGTTATTGACAAACCAATCGCAGATGCTATCATTGATTACTGTAATGAAAAAGTTGGAGATGGTGGTAGTGATGAAGAGAAAGAAAAGCCTGCTGAAGAAGAAGAACCTCCAGTTGAGGAAAAGCCAGAAGAGAAAGAAGAAGAGGAACCAACTCCTGAAGTTACAGATGACAAAGTTATTGAGGTTCCAATTCATGACATTGAAGGTGATAAGATTGTTGGCTCACTTACTAAAGTTACTATCAAACATTTCAACAATGAAGAGCCGATTGAAGCTCGAGTTGATACAGGTGCAAATGTAAGCTCTATTCATGGAACGGATATTGAAGTAACCGACTCGTCTGTCAAATTTACGTTTGGCAAATCACGTTACAAGTTCCACCTTGTTCGTTCAGCAAGCATTAAGCAATCAAGTATTTCTGACGAAGACGAAAGACCAGTCATTCGTGTTGACATGGTCATAGACGGAATTACTTTACGAAATGTTGAACTTTCTGTTACTGACCGTGAACATATGGAGTATAATATACTTTTGGGACGTAAGACATTAAGTGCTGGGGGATTTTTAGTCAATCCTGCTGCAGGTATTCTAGACAATGGCGAAGAATCGGCACCGACGCCAGCAAAAGAAAGCAATAACGACGAAGAAGAAGACAAAGATAGTCAACAAAAGAAAGAAGAAGAATAAATTTTTTCACATAAACATTATACTTATAAAATAAACTTAATATGATAAAATCGCCGTTTTATGTAGTCCAAGACTTTTTGTCACCAAAGCAGTGTGAAGAATTAGTATCTCAATACCAAGTTAAGACTCCTAATACTAATTTAACCGGTGACCCAGTTAAATTAGAAAAAACAATGGAACCTGCTAAAGGTCAAACTGTAATCATGCAAAAGTTACGTGAGCACATTCCGCTAATTGAACAGCATTATGATGCAACGTATCGCGGAACCGAGTCATTAGTTCTTACTCATTATCCAGAGTTTGAAAAAGCTCCGGCTGAACAACCGGGATGTGAAAACTCAAAGTATATCAAACGTAAATGGTTAAAGATAAAAGATGTTGATTTGACAGGGATTATTTGGCTAAAAGAATATCATGATAGCATTCCATTAGACCCTCGTTATGAAGTATATGGTGGAAAGACAGAGTTTCCTACTTATAACTTTTCATTAGTGCCACAACGTGGTTCTTTGATTATCTTTCCTGCTTATCCACATTTTGTTCATTGTATAAGTCCAATTTTAGTTGGTGATTTATATCAAATAAAAGTGAATATTGCATTAAGCCATAAAAATGGTGGAATGTGGATGTATCAACCTAAAGAGTTTCAAGCCAATGGTTCTGATTTTATCGGTTCTTGGTTTAAAGATTTTTTATAAATGAATATGATGTTAGGGGCTATAAACCCTAAATATAAAGTAAAGAAATAATATTAGGATTTATTCAAATGCAAACTAAATATCAACGACTTATTATTGAAGGATTTGAAGTAAGAAAGTGGAAGGAAGGAACGGTTAAGTTTAGCGAGTCTAAACTTACAGACCCGCACATACAAAAAATTCTAGCAGAAACTGCTAGAATTACAAATCGTTCTGTTAAAGAAATTGAAGATGATTTTAATAAAAAACTTGCAAGTTTTTCTGATATTGCTGCTAAAGCCCCCATCTTATATGGAACTATTCTAAAAAACATTATTGAAGATGAATCTTTTAAGTTGATGGAAGAACATAGTATATCTTCGCCAACTTGTCCAAAGTTCAACAGAAATATTTTTCAACAATTAGTAACGCGCGTAAAAGCCGACCATGAGCAGTTTTATCCGCTCCGCTCATTCTTAAATCATAAACGTTTATATGATGCAGCAACTATCTTTACTGATAATCCGGATTATCCGGAGTTTGCAGATATACCTACTGCATGTGCTACTCCTAATGGCATATTTGCATTTAATGCTGTTTTTTGTCAAAGGTTAATGGAATTAGCTCACTTAAAGCAAGTTAAGCCAAAAGGCAAAAAGTATCAATGTAATGGCGGTAATTTTCCAGATGAATATTGCTATTGTGAATTTGCAATCATTCATGAATTTATGCACTATACTTATGATGATTTTCATTATCAAAAGATTATTCCTAATGCTGATCCAGATATAATCAATTGGGTTGGAGATTTTAGAACTAATTATTTGTTAGTCAAATCAGGATATGAACAACTTCCGATGGGACTATTCAACGATAAAATCAATTATGATAGACAAAGCTCATATAAAGAAATGTATGACCTTGTTGAAAGTGAATTCAAAAAACTAAATAATGAACAGCAACAACGATTGAAAAAAGCTTTAGATGAAATGGGTGATGATCACCAACCCGGTCAAGAAAAAGGTAAAGAAATGGATGAAGGAGGAGAGGGAGGTCAAAAAGGCAAAGGAGAAGGAGAGGGCCAGGAAGGAGAGGGGGAAGGTGAAGGCACTGGAGGTAGTGGAAATCCATGGGATAAAATTGATAAACAGAATGAAAAAACTGAAGGACAGATGAAGGATGCTAAGGATAAAGATACTAAAGAAGCGGCTGACGATTTGCGAAAACGTGATGAAGAACGTGCAAAGCAAGCAAATGACGCGAAAAAAGGTGGAAGAGGTTCAAATAAGGGTACTTCTACCGAAATGGATTATACCAAAGTTGCTCCGAAACATGATTGGCGATCATTGTTAAGATTACTTCTTCCTAGTAATTCTGACAAAGTTGAGGAATCTCGATTAAAACCATCACGAAGAGGTATTTCAGGATTACACGTAGCAGCTCAACTTGGAGCTGGCGCATTACCACCAAGTGAAATACCATTAGATTTAATAGAAGCAAAGATTTGTTTTTGTATTGATAATTCTGGTTCAATGACAAGTTCGGTTCAAAAGATATATTCAAACATTTATAATTTATTAGCTACTAATGATGGTTTGCGTAATTGTGAAATGACATTGATAAAGTTTAGTAATGATCATACTAAACATAAAATTTTATTCAACGGTGATAAAGCAGCGCATGTAATTAACATTTTAGATAAACCATCTAAATGGGATTCTAAATTAAGTGCAGTTTTTAAAGATCATCCTGGTGGTGCTACTAATTTCACTGACGAAATATTAGAAGATCTTAAGAAATTACTAGAAAAAAATTACAATATACTTATTGTTTCTGACGATGATATTATTCACGGCGAAAATTATAATATATTAGTTTCGTTATTAAACTCCAAAAAGGGCAGGGTATTTGTATTGTTTGACACTAAGAAGAATTATGAAGATTTTTTAAAAAAGGGAAACTTTACAAATTTTTTCGTATCATTTATAAACGCGTAAAACCTTATGAAGCTAAAAGATTTATTTGACAAACCTACAGTAAAAGAAAAAGATTTGACTAAGCATTCTGAGAATGATTTGATTTCATCTATCAAAAAAGTAATTGAAGGTGCTCACTTTAATACATTAGACTTTGAACTCAAATCATCTGATGATGACTTGTCTAAAGGTGTTCTTAAGTTCAAGCATAAGAACAAACATTATAAGATTACTCATTGTGGTAAAATCTATAATGGACAAAAAGTTGTCCATGAGTTTGAACCGTCCGCAGATATTCATCACCACTATTCTTCAGCACTTCATAAGGTAATGAAAAACCAATATGAATAAACGGACTTTTAGACAATATCTCAAGGAAGATACTAGTACTCATTATCCATGGCAAGTTACTTCGAATGAAGAGCTTTTAAAATTGCCTGGTTGGGTCAAATATGATGAAGAACGTTATGACGAACCTGGTGGAGATGTTGTAGTATTTCATGATACTAATACAGGAGAAGTATATTTTTCAGGTAGAATAGATGAAAACGAATATTTTGAAATGGATGATAATTGGGCATTTATTGTTGATGCTATGTTAGTTGAGCATGGTGGTAAGTGGTATATTCCGTTTCGAATAAAAGAATGGAAAAACAGTCAACGTAGTGATGACCTAGCACTTAATGATGTGAAGATAAGTTCATTCATCGGATTCCCAGATACAATCAAGGGTTCATTGACAGTTACTAATTGTCCTAATCTAACATTAGAAGAATGCCCTTCAATAATCGGTCATAGTGTTGCTTGGTGGCAAATGCCAATTACCAACCGCATTGATAAAGTATTCAAGGAAATTGGAGGAACTATTATAGTTCCTCCTGCGTATAGAGGTTTTTTAAGTTTCTTAAAGATTAATAAATTGAAATCATTATATTTGCCAATAGCAAATGAGTATAGCAAATTATATAAACAAGAAGCTTTCGAAGCTAAAGAAGTTGTAAATGACCATTTGATTGGTGATAGAGATACTATTACATGTCAACGTGAATTGATCGAAAAGGACTTAGACGAATATGCAGAGTTTTAAACAATACTTACTAAAAGAAGATAATAGTACTCATTATCCATGGCAAGCTAAATCTAATGAAGAGCTATTAGAACTGCCTGGCTATCGTTCGTTCAAAAGTCAGAGAGTTGGTGGGGAAGATTACGTAGGATTTCCGGATAACTTTAATAATTGTTATTTTGGCGGCTTCTTTGATAATAATGGGTATCTTATACCTTACTATAGCCACAGAATTGCGGATGAATTATTAGTTGAACATGATGGTAAATGGTATTTACCTGCTAATATTAAACATTGGCAACATGGTTTAATATTGAATAGTTTAAAGTTAAGTTCTTTCCTCGGATTCCCAGATGAAATCGAAGGAAATCTTGAAGTTTTATATTGTCCAAATTTAACTTTAGAAGGTTGTCCATCTATTATTAAAGGAAATGTAGTTTGGCATAGTATGCCAATTACTAATCGTATGGATAAAGTATTCAAACAGGTCAATGGTTATATAGTAGTTCCGCCCAATTATAAAGGTTTCTTAAGTTTCTTGAAAATTAAAAATTTGGAAGATATAGTGTTATCTTCTTTGACTAAAAAAGATGAAGTAGAAAATTTTAAGCAAGCAAAAAAAATAATTTTTGAATATATAAAAAATGGCAATAACGACGCTATTGCCTGTCAACGAGAATTGATCGAAAAGGATTTAGACGAGTATGCAGAGTTTTAGACATCAACTCCTACACGACGATTGAAACTCTTAACATTGAAACTTCCAGTTTTTCTGACATTGAAGATTTGAAACTCAAATTCTTCACCACCATAAAGATCAATATCTTCACCAGTTTCTTCATCTATTTCTTTATAAGTGACGATGCTTCTTCCTACTTCAGCATACATATGAGGTTGTAATCTTCGTCCATCCTTGTACACAACTAAACTATTCCCATCAGTATCATACTCATTAGTTAAGTCAAATACTTTTTGCTGAGGTTCTGCAATATGTCTTTCCCAAATGTTGTTACGAGTGCTATAAAGAGGAACCCAACCTTCGCCAGTGTAAAGCATCATTGCTTGATGTGGAGAGCGGTTGAAGTAGATAAGTTCGCCAGTGATAGGTGTATCAGGGAAGCTATCAACTACTGGTAAGACGATGCGATTTGGATGTACGGCTGCGTCAGATAAGACTCTCATAAACTTAACAAGCTCCTGTGATTTGTGTTATAATGTTCTTTATAACTATATCTATAGATTAGGTAATATGCATATCAATGATGACACCTTAACGGCGGCGACAAGTAATGAGTGCTCAAATGCTTTACTGTTTGAGCACTTTCCGGAATTGTATCGCCCAGACATTGTCAAGGTTACTTACCGTAAGCAATGGTCTAAGTTCATTAGTGCATTTTCTCAATTATGTCTATGGGTTCATTCACCATATTCAAAACATAAGAATGGTAACGGAATAGTTATTTACAATTCTTGGTGGTGTAAGAATCTTCTAAATTCTCATCGTTGGCAATTTGATGTATATGCTGAATTAGAACCTTATCTCACAACAAACCATACTTATAGTTATACTAAAAATATAGCTCGTGAATGGATTCCATCTGAAAACTTTATCAAACGTTCTATTGGATTGATTACTGATATTCGATTTGATGCAAATCCATATTGGTCTCGAATTATCAAAACTTTGATTGACGAACATGGTTTTGGCGGATATAAAGAATCTAATATAGAAAGTGGTTATATTCAATTACCGGTTTTATCAAAGATTGATAAATCAAATGTTCCAAGTTATTTGATAGTCAAAGCATATGCAACAAGTCTATTGAATGGAACACCAATATCATATTCAGTTGCTAACACTGGACGATTACATCATCCTCTACAAAACCTTAAAAAGGAAGCACGAACTAAACTATTTACTGATTGGTATAGTTATGATTTCAAAGCATGTGCTCCATCAATTCTATCTCAAGAATACTTCAAACTTGTTCCAAACGGTTCGTTGCCTGCAATTGAAATGTTCATTGAAAATAGAAAAGAAATTCGTGCAGCTATTGCAAAACAAATCAATGTAGAAGAACAAACGGTGAAAAGAGTTCTAACAGGTTTATTCTTTGGACAAACTGTACCATCGGAAAAACAAGCTCTTTGGGATATTGAATATGTTGCTAAGAATAGTCATAAAGTTGATAGATTTACTTTTGCGGTTATCAATACTTTTGGTCCAGAGATTGCTCAGAAGTTATTATCTAATGAATTGTTTCTTTCAATCGTAAATGAATGTCAAACTAAAGTATTCAAACATTTAGCATATGTATTACGAGAAAAAGCAACTACATTAGAAAATGGTTCTATTCAATTAGTCAATCAAGCAGGTGGGATTAAAACGATGAATCGCTGGAATTCCAAGCAAGCAGTAGCTCATTGGTATTTTGGTGCTGAACGATTAGCTATTGATGTAGTTAGCTCGTTACTAACCGAAATGAATGCTCAGTTTCTCTTGATACATGATGGCTTTATTTGTAATCAACTAATTGATACTAAAGTATTTGAACAAGAAATTTTGAATAAAACGGGTTATAATCTTGAAATCGTATTTCAGCAGGAAAACGATTAATCTTCTTGTTGCGGATTGAACTTTCTCGGATTAGCTTTAGATGTCGCTAAGTATTCTGCATATTTCTTAGCATATACTTCTTTATTGACTTCATACTCTTGTTCTAATCTAGCTCTATTCTTTTCAACATAATCTTTTCTATATTCGTTAGCAAATTCTTGATATTGCCACTTAACAAATTTAGCAAAAGTTTCTTTGTCAATTACTGCCAATGTCTCCATTAACGAAAGAGCATCATACTTAGTAATAGGTTTTTTGTATGGTCTCTTTTCAGATACTAATGCTTCAAATACATCACATATTGTAATAATCTTTACAATTTCTGCTTCATCATCACCAAGTTCTCCAGCTTGAACTTTCTTGTCTATTTCATCAGGACGAGTATGATGATACATCAATGCAAGTCTAGCAAATACTCCATGCTCTCCGGTCAAATGCTTAAGATGTTTGATATGTTCTTCATCTGAAACGTGAGAGCTGATATGCTTTCTTTCATCAGGTTCCAATAAGTCAGGTTTGTGCAATACTCGTTTATCAACATGCACTTTACCTGAGTCATGTGTCAATGCAGAATAAGCTAGCTTATTTGCATCTAATCCTAAATACTTTCCAAAATCCCTTGCTAACTTAGCAACTTCCATTGCATGACCTCCATTCCAATATGAATAGTTGTCAAGCTTCAAGTAATACTCTATCATCTTTTTACGGTTACGTCTGACTTCAGGACTTATTGCTTCTGCTAGTAAGTTCATCAAATCTTCTGTTAGGATTAGGAATTCTTTGAATCGCATTTAGATGTGAAAGAGATATAGTATTATTATGTGAATGGATTGTTATTTCTATTTATAAGAAATGCTTATAAATTTGCTAATTGATTTTATGTGGAGGAAATACTAAAATATGTCATTTTTATGTCATTTATGTGGAAGAAAAAACTGACAGACTAAGGGTATTATATATATGCAGATTTCTCTCCCATGTAGATGAGCTTTATGTTTTATGTAGATGTCATCTTATTCTCTCTGTCATCATTTTGTCTTTTACTTTTAGTTTGTCTTTTTCTAAGTAGTTGATTTTATTACTGTTTTTATTTATCATTATCTTCGTAACTTATTGATTTATATACAGTTTTTCAAATGCATCATTTTCCATGACTAATCACTCGGCAATTTTTGAAGAAAAATGATGATTTCTTCAAAAACGTATTTACATGTGCTTTCAACCTTGTTATAATAGCTTTATACAATCAATCGACCATAAAGGTTTTATAAGATGAGCGGATTCGATAAACTTTATCAACAAGTAGTGAAGAGTTCTTTAGGTCAAGATATGCTTCAAATTCGTGAGGATAGTCCTTACCATCGAGAAGCAAATGTGTTAGAACACACTCGTATGTGCTTGCAATGGTATGAAGATAATGTTGCTCGTTCAAGAACTCCTACCCAACGTATTTTGACAAAGCTTGCACTATTGTTCCATGATGTTGGCAAGCCTATGGCTCGTACTGAAAAACGTTCAGAAGAAAGAGGTGTTTATTTCAGTTATCCAGGTCATGAACTTTTTTCTGCTAATCTATTTGAAGACTATGCATTGTCACAATGGCAACTCTTTGAAAAAGAAGTAGAATTGGTTCATAATGAATTAAACCAAGTTCGTTGTTTGATTGAACATCATTTGCCTTATGACAAAACTGGCAGAGACAAATTGATTGCACTGAAAACTCATATGATGTGTTTAGGTGGCGAAGAACTTATTCAAATGTACTATGATGTTCTTAGGTCAGATGCACATGGCCGAATAAGTGATGATATTGGTGGAACTTTTGCTCGTGTTGAAGAATGGATTGCAAAATTTGCTTTGACTCAACCACTAATGGAAACTTCAAAAGAATTGGACACTCCTTATATGATTGTTGCAATAGGGGCATCTGGTTCTGGTAAATCTTCTTTATTTTATGAACGCTTTTCATATGATGATGCAGATGGTCCGTCTGAATACTTGTTTAGTTTGGATGAGCATCGTGTCGGTTTTTATGTTTCCCGTCAAACAGGTAATGAACCTGATTATCATAAAGCATGGAACTATTGCCATCGCTCAGAAGATAAAGAAGTGGAGAAAGCTTTTGACAAGTATTGCTTGGAAGCTTTCATGGTACTTATCAAACGTAAAGGAAACATTTTTCTTGACATCTCAAACGTATCAGCAAAAGCTCGACGTAAATGGATTACTCTTGCACGTCAGCACTCTTACATGGTCCATGCCGTTCGGTTCCATGTACCATTCGACGTATGTGTTGCACGACAAGCAACTAGGAATGACAAAAGTATTCCAACATCAAGTATCCGTGACCAATACTTTCGGATTTCTACACCTTTAGTTGGAACTGAAGTTGATACCTTAGGTTCAGTTTATTCTTACGATTTTTCAGAGGTAAAATGAAGTCAAACCAAGTTCCTTTCGAAGAACGAAAACACTATTCCCATCTTATGGTGTTGGAATCGGCTCGTGGCTATTACATTGGCTCACTTTGGCATGACCCAGATAATGCCAATGAAAGTGGTCCTGGCACTCGTGATAGCCAATACTTTGCTTCACCTGAAGAAGCACAAGCAGCTCTTGACTCTGGAGAGTTTTGTCGCTTTGTTGACTAAAAATAACCATTTACATTGGATGATTACTTTGATATAATAATCATTCAAATCTGCACCACCCCTCGCTGTAGTAAATCCCCCGCTGCAAGTTTTAATTTTCAAAATCTATAAATAGAATACATGTAAGGATAAATGTCTTTGCATGTTTTTATTACTTTATACACTTTAATTACTTTATAGGAATTTTAATTATGACAAATAAACTCGAAGCATTAAAAGCCGCATTCGCTGCAAAAGCCTCTTCTTCAACATCTTCTGATGATTCATGGAAAAAGTTCTATCCATTCTGGAAAATGAATGAAGACCAAACCGCAATCGTTCGTTTCCTCCCAGATTTAGATGAAGATAACCCACTAGGTTTCTTAGTTGAAAATCATGTTCATGAACTTAATATCAATGGTCAAAGAACCACTGTTGCTTGTGGTAAAATGTATGGTGAATCATGCCCAATTTGTGATTTGTCCAGAAAATACTACGATGAAAAGAACGAAGAACTTGGTAAAAAATACTACAGAAAATTGTCTTATATTGGACAAGTTTTAGTTATTGAAAGTCCAATCGAGCATGATGCAGAACAATTAGTCAAACTAATTGATTTTGGTCCAAAAATATTCAAATTGATTCAAGCCGCATTTCAATCAGGTGATTTGGAAGTTGAACCATATTCATTGGTTGGCGGTTACAATTTCCGTATTAAGAAAACTAAATCTGGCCAATATGCAGATTATGGCACAAGTTCTTTTGCTCCAAAACAAACTAATGTTGATGATGATATCGTCAATCGTTTAGAGCTTTATGATTTGAAAGAACAACGTCGTAAACATATTCCTCGTGCTGAACTTGAAGCATTACTTCATGCTGATATCACGGGTGCTTCTGTTGCTCCAACAACAACTACTGCTCAAGCGCCAGCAACTCCGTCAGTTGCAGAAGTAGCAACATCAACACCTGTTGCCACACCTGTTGCTCCTACTGAAACTGTTGTCGCCGCCCAAGCGACACCGGCGGCTGCTGAGGCAGCACCAACTTCTGGTTCTTCAGCATTAGCAGCTCTTCGTGCTCGTGCTAAAGCAGCTAAAGAAAATGGCGCTGCAGCTGAATAATAACTCCTAACTAACAGGAAAGTTATACTCATATCATAAAGGGTATAACTTTCCTTTTTTGTCTTATAAAAGGAAAATGTATATGGCAACAGACTTAAAATTCTTAAAAGACTTTAAGAAGAACATTGAAAAGTTGAAGACGGTAAATGTTGGAATCAGTGCTCCTAAAAAGTGGTATTCATCTGGCAATTATGCTCTTAACAAAATCTTAACAGGTTCTTACTTCCGTGCAATTCCTGAAGGTCGTATCACGGCTTTTGTTGGTCCATCTGGAGCGGGTAAAAGTTTCTTATCTTCAAATGTATTAGCTCAAGCTCAAAAAGAAGGTGCTCACTTAGTCATACTTGATTCAGAAAACGCACTTGATGTTGATTTCTTAGTAAAAATTGGTATCGATATTTCTGAAGAAAAACTAACTTACATTCAAGTTGGTATGATGGAAGATGTTAATAGTGTTTGTTCTGATTTCTTTACTGGTTATGAAAAAGAATATGGCCGAAACAACTATGATGCACCTCGAATTGTAATGGTACTTGATAGTATTGCAATGTTATCAACCTCTACTGAAGTTGAAAATTATGCAAAAGATGGTACTACTAAAGGTGACCAAGGACAACGTGCAAAACGTTCAAAGATGATGCTTCGTATGATTCTTTCATCTATTACTAAACTTCCAATCACGGTATTAGTAACTGACCACGTTTATCCTGCTGACCCAATGGCAGGTGACGGTTTATGGGCTATTACTAATAGTACAAGATTCTTCCCTTCTTTGATTGGGTTAGTTACTCGATTGAAACTAAAAGAAGAATCCGAAGTCATTGGTGTTCGTATGCGAGTTGAAGCATTCAAAACCCGCTTTGCTAAACTGGGTTCTAAAGTTGAACTTGAAGTTCCGTATTCAACTGGCATGTCTCCTTATTCCGGGTTACTTGATTTATTGGAACTAGATAAAGTTGTGACAAAATCTGGTGCTTGGTATTCATGTCAATTGCCTAACGAATTAGTCAAGTTTCAAAAGAAACAATTGAATGAAGAACTTGTACAAAAACTATTTTCGCATCCTATCGTTCTTGAACAGGAACATTTGATTGATGCAAAAATGGAAGAACCTGAAACATTATCTTATGACCCAGAAGAAGATAATGATGCGGATGAATTGATAACTATCAATAGCGAAGAGTAATTATGACTTTCCTATCTCCTATTGCGGATAATGTACATTTAGTTCTTGAATACATTGATAGATATGAAACAAGAATTGAAGAAGTAAAACCATTCTTTACATTAGAAGGTAGGAAGTTAGTTGAAGTTTGCAGAAATATTCCAAAGAAACTTGCAGAATTCAAAATATATGCAGCTGAACTAAAGAGTATTGAAGAACTATTATCAATCCGACGTGATAAAATAGAAGGAGTTAGACATAAAGCTTATAATGAGGGGTATTCTCGTCAGCTATCTCAAACTGATATAAAACAGTATATCAAAGGCGACCCTGAATTTGTAGAAATGTCTGAACTTATATTAGAAATCACTCACCTCCGTAATAGCATCAATGGAATTATTGATGCTCTTGATACTATGAATTGGCAAATGGGACACATTACAAAAATGGCAGTCGCTTCACTAGAAGAATACGTATTATGATTGTAAAAATCACAATTCAAAATGAAGTATGGTGTTCAATCCAAGGATTAGACAAATTTCATGTTGATATGCTCTGGGAATTATTTGGCCCATATGTTGATGGGTATAGACATATGCCATTATTTGTCATGGGAAGATGGGATGGACGAGTTAGGTTTTTTGAAAAGACTGGAAAGACATATGTTAAGCTCTTAACTCAAATCATTCCTCTTATAGAAAAATGGCAATATCAAATTGACTTAGTTGATAAGCGAAGTTATTATGATTTACCACCTTTGATAAACGAAGAAGTATTCTTAATAACTGATGAAGAAATCAATGAAGAAGAAGAATCGAACTTAATACCTAATGTTTATCTTCGACCATATCAAGCTCAATCAATCAATCTTTGTATTGAACATGGCTGTGGGTTTATTATTGCAGGCACAGGTGCTGGTAAAACGTTGATGACCGCAGGAATTTCTCATGCATTTTCATCTGCTGGGTATAATTGTGTTACAATAGTACCATCATCTGACTTAGTTGACCAGACTGTCGAATTCTATCGTGGTGTTGGTATGGACACTGGAGTATACTCTGGCGACAATAAAGATATTGACCACTTAAACGTAGTCGCTACCTGGCAAGCATTACAATATCAACCAAGACTACTTGATAATTTCCAAGCTCTAATCTGGGATGAATGTTTTTCAGGTTCACAGAAAGTAAAAACTCCCAATGGCGACATTGAAATATCCCAATTAAAAATTGGAGATATTGTTTATTCAATGAATAAAGACGGAACATTTATAGAAGATGAAATTGTAAAAGTTCATAAAAATTTATTAAAGAGCTCAAATTCAAAAATGCTTCAATTGAAATTTGATAATGGAATTTTAATTGAAGTTACAGAAAATCACGAGTTTTATACTAAAACTCGTGGAAAAGTTAAAGCGAAAGATTTAACTTTTGAGGATGAAATTATAGAATTTTTATAAATACTTTCTGAGTTTCATTGAAGCAAAACTAATGTCATATAAAAACAAAATAATTGAAAAAATTAATTTAAAGCTGAAAGAGCTAAATTGCGATGTAATTTTAATTGATTTATTGTACAAAAACAGAATTGGAAGTGGTCGAAAATTTTTTGATGTAGCATTATTTTCAAATGGAATTAAATTAAATTTAAAGTTATTTACAAAATTTAAAACAAAATTATTTTTGTTATATCCAGAATTAATTATTCAACAGTATTTAAGTAAAGATGAAATGCTCAGAATTGAAGCTGAAAAATTGCGAAAACATTTGATTGCAAAAATTGGAGGAAATGCTACAGCCAAAAGTTCAAATAGATGTTTCGACAAAAAAGGAGAAATTCCTTGGAATAAAGGCAAATCATCTGATGTTGTTCCATGGAATAAAGGTTTATCAAAAGAAACTGATATCCGTTTAGAAAAAATTTCTAACGAAAGACTTAGCGAAAAAAATCCTATGTATGGAAGGACCCATTCTGATGAATGGAAAAAGGCAAAATCATATGAAATGAAACAAAAAATCCAGAATGGAGAATGGACTCCAAATCCGCATAATAGTAGAACTAGGAAAAATATAGAATTCAGAAATATAAAGTTTAGGTCTTCCTGGGAAGTTATTTTTTATGCGGCTACTGGATATGAATATGAAAAAATAAGAATACCTTATATTTCTGAAACCGGTAAATTAAAAATTTATATTACTGATTTTTTCAATAAAGACACTTTAACTATTTTTGAAATCAAACCTTCCAAAAATATAAAAAAGGATAATTTTAAAATAAATGAAGGTATAAAATGGGCAAAAGACAATAATTATAAATTTGAAATTATAACTGAACATGAATTAATAAATTTAATTTCATATGACGATTTGCCTCATAATGAAATTGATAATGTTACTTTATTAAAAATAAAAAAATTTTATGAAACTACTATCAAAGATAGAAATAGACAAACCGGAAATAGTTTATAATTTACATGTTAAAAATAATCATAATTATATTGTACATGGAGCTGTAGTTGCAAATTGCCATGGTGCTAAAGCTCATGTAGCTCAAAAGTTACTGAACGAACATGGTGCTCATATACCATTCAAGTTTGGTGTAACAGGCACATTCCCAAAACCTCCCGCTGACCAAATGTCTCTTCGTGCTTCAATAGGAGATACTCTTATTGAAATCCCTGCACGTTGGTTGATTGATAATGGCTATCTTGCTGAAGTAGATATTGAACAAGTCTGTTTGAAACAATCAAGTAAAGAACAGTTCCCTGACTATGCAGCTGAAAAGAACTATCTTTCTAAGAATGAAGAACGAATAGAAGTTATTGCTGGCTTGATTATCCAATATGCAGAGCAAATCGGTAATACTTTAGTTCTTGTCAATTCTGTTCCGTTTGGAGAAAACTTAACACAAGCAATTAGCGGTAATGCAGTCTTCTTATATGGTGCTTCTAAAAAGAAAGAAAGAAAAGCTCAATACGATTTGTTTGAAACTCAGGATGATATGATTGTTGTTGCAACATCCGGTATTGCTTCAACTGGCATTAGTATTGACCGAGTTAAGTGTTTGATTTTCGTAGATGCAGGGAAGTCGTATATCAAAGCAATTCAATCTGTTGGTCGTGGAACTCGTTTGGCATCAGATAAGAAAATGGTAAAAGTAATTGATATTTTTGCCGACCTTAAGTGGTCTAAAGCGCATGCACGCGAGCGTGTAAAATGGTATAAAGAATCTCAATATCCGATAACTAACTCAATCAAAATCAAAATATCATAATAACTATATGCTAATACTTACTGAATACTCAAAACCATATTTGATTGAAACATCAAATGCCCCAATAGTTCCAAAGTTCTTTTGGGCTTTTTCTTCATCATTACTTGACTTTACTTTACACCCGCTTCATTACTTAGAAGAAACTTCCGGAACCTTGATTAGTGTTGAAGTAAATGGGTTAGTTTTTAGCTTGCCATATAATTGGTATATTATGGTATCAGATGTTGATACTCAGAAGTTAGATTGTATGCCACTTGCTGATTGTATTACTGTTGAAGCATATCCGTTGATTATGACACCAAATGATTCTAAGTTTAGAACATTACCAATTCAAGTAAAAGATGTTCATCCTAACATGGCGGTTACTCATCCTATGTTACAGAAAGGAACTGCGCTATGTCATCCTGTTGGTGACTTGACATTAGATGATGGAACCACGACTATTATGAATGTAGTGGTTGGACCACATGACCTATATAAACATTTAGACAATATGTTATATGGTGATCTCATCTAATCCTATGATGATAAATACTTCTGTTAGAATAAACAACAGGAGTATATCACGTGGGCGTCGAAGAACAATTTTCAGAAGAATTTGAAAGAGCATTCAACTTTACAATGAAGCAGGAGATTGGGTCTTGGTATGACCCAAATGACCCTGAAGTTATTGCAGGTTTGTGCGAAACAAAATCTCAAAAAAGAAAGACTGGATATGTCAATCATCCAGCTGACCCAGGTGGAGAAACTAAGTTTGGGATAGCAGCAAATGCTAATCCAGAAGTCAATATCAAAAAGATGACTTTACATGAAGCAAGAGTTATCTACTTCAAAAAATACTGGCTTCCAGCAAAGTGCGATAAATTTCAATCACCACTTGCTGAAGTTCATTTCGATGCAGCAGTTAATCATGGTGTCGGTCGAGCAGCAAAAATGCTCCAAGAAAGTTTAGATGTTTCAATTGATGGAGTGATTGGTCCAAACACACTCGCAGTTATCAATTCAAACAATCCATTCGATTTAGCAAGAAAACAAAACAAAATACGCAAACGCTTTTTCAAATCAATTGTTGAACGAAAACCATCTCAAGCTGTCTTTCTTGAAGGTTGGTTAGCTCGTGTTGAACGAGTAGAACAATTCATAGCATAACAATCAAATAATATACGGAGATACTCTATTCCATGTTAGTCACTAAAAGAAATGGACACACTGAACCACTAGATTTATCAAAGTTGCATGCAGTTATTGAATGGGCAGTGCATGGGGACAATGGGTTCCCGCCAGTAAAAGGGGTTTCAGTTTCACAAATAGAGATGACAGCAAACCCACACTTTTTCTCTAAAATCAAAACGAAAGCAATTCATGAAATGATTATCAAAGCTTCGGCTGATTTGATTTCTGAAGATACGCCGAATTACGACCATGTAGCAGCACGATTAGTTTGGTTAGCAGTTCGCAAAGAAGCTTTTGGTTCTAATAATCCACCTCATTTATATGAAGTAGTCAAAAAGAATGTAGCTGCTGGAGTTTATACGTCAGAACTATTAGACCTCTATACTCCTGAAGAATTTGATATTTTGAATAGCTTTATTGACCATGATAGAGATGATTTGTTCAGATATGCCGGTGCTGAACAAATGAGAAAGAAATATCTTGTTCAAAATAGAAAAACAAAACAAATATATGAATCTTTTCAGTTTCCATATATTCTTGTTCCGGCTATTCTATTTGGCAAGTATCCAAAAGAAACACGATTGAAGTATATTGAAAAGTTTTATGATTTAGCTTCCCAACATTACTTTTCATTGCCAACTCCAATCATGGCAGGTTTAAGAACTAATGTCAAACAGTTCTCTTCTTGTACTATCATTGATTGTGGAGATAGCTTACATTCTATCAAAGCAACAGGTAATGCTATTGTAGATTATGCATCTCAAAAAGCTGGTATTGGATTGAACATTGGTCGATTACGAGCTGAAGGACAACCTGTTAGAAACGGTGATGCAATTACAACAGGTGTTATTCCATTTTTGAAAAAGCTAAATGCTGATTTGAAATGTTGTTCTCAAGGTGCAGTTCGTGGAGCATCAGGAACTGCAAACTATCCAGGATGGCACTTAGAGTTCGAACGTCTAATAGAACTCAAAAACAATAAAGGTACTGAAGAAACTCGTGTTCGTACAATGGATTATGCAATTGGATTGCATGGTACAATGTATAAACGATTGGTTACTGGCGGAAACATTACTTTATTTTCACCTGATGAAGTGCCTGATTTATATGATGCATTCTATAGTTCAGACACTGTTCACTTTGAAGCTCTGTACACAAAATATGAACAGTCAAATAAAGTGAACAAGATAAGTATTCCTGCTGATGAATACTTTGCTAAAGTAATGAATGAAAGATTTGAAACTTCCCGCATCTATATCTTCAATGCAGACAATGTCAATAGTCATACACCGTTTTATGAACCAATAGTAATGACAAACTTATGTGTATCAGGTGATACTACAATTACTATTCAACGGGCTGATGGTTCAATTGAAGATATTAGAATTGACCAATTATCAACTTTTGGTAATGAGCCATTGAAAGTTTGGTCTCGTAATAATAAGAAAGGTATTAGCGAATTCAAAACCATACAGGCTTTTGCGCAAACAAGTCCTAAAGCTAAAGTTCTTCGTTTGACAGATACTGAAACTGGAAAATCATTAGTATGCACCCCAGAACACCAAGTTTATACTAAAAATCGTGGATATGTTGAGGCTAAAAATCTTTTACCGGATGATGAATTGGTTATAGAGTAGGTAATATAATCTCAATTGCCATAAATAATACTGAAATCATATTACTTATGGAATTATAAAAATGGCAATTGTGTATAAAGTAACTAATACTATCAATGGAAAAGCTTATGTAGGTCAAACCATCTATGATTTAGAACATAGATGGAATAGACATTTATCCGCTGCGCGAAGCGGAAGCAAATTTCGATTTCATGCAGCAATTAGAAAGTATGGACCCGACCCTTGGAAAAGGGAAGTAGTTTATGAAAATGATGATATGGCTAAAATTCGAGAAGTTGAAGCTAAAATTATTCTTGAAGAAAATCTAATAGGTAAAGCAGGATATAATGCTAAACCAGGTGGATGTGGAGGTTGGATAGTAACAGATAAAGAATCATGGTTGGAAAAACTAAAAGTAGCATCTCAAGGATTGAATAATACAAATGCAGGTGAAACTACTAATGAGCAAATGATTCAGCTGTTATTAGAGCTTACTCTTGAAAAAGGTTATATTCCAGGACATACGCGATTATCAGCATTTGCAAAATCTAAAGGGCAACATATACCCAAACATTTTACTTCTTTTAGATTTGGTGGAAAATATAGAAACTTAGCACGAGAAGTAGAAAGTATCACCGGATTGAAATATAATGGTTTTTTTAGAGACGATATTCAGAAACAAAAATTACGAGATGCAAATACTGGAAAAATAAAAGTAATCATAAATGAAACTGGCCAAAAACGAACTATCAATCTAGAAGATTTTGATACCAACACAATGACAAAAGTAAAAAAGGAAAAACAAAAATGATACAAATTGAATATCTTGAAGAAGAAATCCCAGTTTATGATATAACAGTTGAAGACAATAATAATTTTTATGCTAATCAAATTCTTATTCATAATTGTGTAGAAATTGCACTTCCATCTAAACCTCTCGGATATATCGATTCTCTACTTTCTCTTTGCACTTTAGCTGCAAATAACTGGGGCAAGTATTCTAAAGTTCTTACTGAAGCTCAAGAAAAGATTTTACGAGATTCTTGTCATATTCTAGTTAGAGCACTTGATGCATTGCTTGATTATCAAAACTATCCAATCGATGCAGCAGAACGAGCAACCAAACTTTATCGCCCGCTTGGAATTGGCATCATAGGTTATGCTCATTGGTTAGCTAAAGGACGTTTGACTTGGGGTTCTGATGAAGCATTACTGAATACTGAAACTTTGATGGAAAAACAAGCTTACTATCTAACGGAAGCTTCAATAGAACTTGCAAAAGAATTCGGACCGATTGAAGCAAGAACTAAATACCATGACGGTATCTTCCCACGCGATATGTGCAAAATTCCAGTCAATGAACCAACTAAAGATTGGGAAAAACTTAGAGTTGATGCAAAAACTTATGGCATTCGTAATGCAACATTGATGGCTCTTATGCCATCAGAAACTTCATCTCAATTAGCAAATGAAACTAACGGAATTGAACCACCACGAAACTTGATCACAATCAAAGGTTCTAAAGATGGAGTTCCACCACAAGTTGTTCCTGAATTTACCAAGCTCAATCATGCATATGAAACTCTTTGGAATGTTCAATGTAGAGATTATTTGAAAACTGTTGGAGTATTCCAAAAGTATGTTGACCAGGCAATTAGTGCTAATACTTCGTATGACCCGTCTAGGGGCGAAATCAAAATGTCTCGACTAATAGAAGATTTGATATTTGCCTATAAGCAAGGTATCAAAACTCTATACTATAACCAAGTCAATGATGGTGCAAGTGATGATATAGAAGACGATGGATGTGCTGGTGGGGCTTGTAAAATATGAAACTTAGAGATGTTCGTCCAATAGAACTTCAAGACGTTTCACGATTTGGACTTACTAGACATTATGAAGGTCTAAAAGAAAATTACGTTTATCCTCCTATATTTACCAGTTGGCAATTGAATGAAGCACCTTTTCCAATTGAGTGGGTTCATTCTGATGAGAATGGTTTATTAGGAAAATTCTCAAGTCCTGAATATGATTACTTGATAAAATTTGAACCTTTTTCTTATGAGTTTGACAAAAAACAATATGATTGTGTTAACGCAAGTTTTGAAGTAATCATTGATGGAAAACCTACAACTCAACTTACGTCGACAAATCATAAAAATCAAGTTATTGGAACAATTCAGAATGCTTTATCTGAAAAATTAATTCAGTACGATATAGATGCTATTCTATTTGTTGCAATTGATAATATTTCGTCACGAATGAAACTTTATGGTAGAATGGCAGATAGTTTTGCAAAAAATTTTGGAACGGTGTATCGCGATATTAGATTACCAAATGGTGAAGCAATTGTTATTCTTTCAAAGTTTATTCCATCCCAAACTCAACAAGCAATTTATAATTTTGCCCAAGAGAAAAATCAACAAAAACCAAATTTAAGATAAAAACATATATGCAAAATTCAGTTCTAAATCTAAACGTACATCCTGATAGATTATTCTTCGGAGAAGCAGGTCATGGTATATCAAGATACGATGTCGTAAGATATCCTATTCTTGATAAGCTAAATGAAAAGATGATGTCTTTCTTTTGGCGTCCTCAAGAAATTGATATGTCTCAGGAAAAACGTTCTTTCAATTCAATGTCAGATGTTGAACAGTTTGTCTTTACTGAAAATCTCAAAAGACAAATTCTACTTGACAGTATTCAAGGACGTGCTCCAGTATTGACATTCCTTCCTGTATGTTCTGATCCATCATTAGAAAATTGCTTATTGACTTGGAGCTTTTTTGAGTCTATTCATTCGCAATCTTATACGCATATTATTCGTGCAATTTATCCTGACCCGAAAGTGATCATTGATGAAATGCCAAACATTCAGGCAATTGCTGATTGTGCTCATGATATTACAACTGCTTATGATGAAATGGTGTTGAACCCATCTAAAGAAAACTTGTATCTTGCATTGATAGCAGCCAATGCTCTTGAAGCAATTCGTTTCTACGTATCATTTGCTTGTACATTTTCTTTCAATGAACGTGCTCTTGTTGAAGGTTCAGGAAAGATAGTCAAGTTGATTGCTCGTGATGAAATTCAGCATCTTGCTTTTGTTCAACACGTTCTTAAGTTATTGCCAAAAGATGACCCGGAATTTGTTCAAATCATTGGCGATAATCGCGATAAAGCTATTCAGATTATTGATAGTGCTTGTGACCAAGAAAAAGATTGGGGTAATTACTTATTCAAAGATGGTTCAATCATTGGATTGAATGAAGGTATCATATGTGATACTGTAGACTTCTTTGGCACAAGAACTAAACGCAATGCGGGTTTGATTACCGAAACAACAAAGCTTAACCATCCAATTCCATGGATTGAAAAGCACTTGAACTCTCATAGTATGCAAGTCGCTCCACAAGAAGCAGAGATTGCAAGTTACTTAGCAAGTTCTGTCAAAAATGACATCGCGGAAATTGATTTCTCCAAGATTTGGTGATATAATACTCAATGTATCAAGACCCCACACAACCCCCACCTCCAGGAAGACGAAAGATGAAAAAGAAAAGTGAAAACGAAGTAAGTTGTTCATGCTGTGGTGCTCCCGAGGCCCTTGTTGAAGGACTCGTTGAAATAAGTAAAGACATCTTCATTTGCGACAAATGTTCTGATACACTAAATGATATCTTTACCTTAAGGGCCGAAGAACGTCGTGCTGCTGTTCTAAAGAAAGAACGAATGTATCCTCGTCAAATCAAAAAGATGCTTGACGAAGTTGTGATAGGTCAGGAAGATGCTAAAAAGGTCTTATCGGTAGAAACCTACAATCACTACAAACGCATACAACATCCAGAAAAAGAAATTCAAAAGTCCAACATCTTATTGATAGGTGATAGTGGTACCGGCAAAACATTGCTTGCTCAAACACTTGCAAAGATTTTGGATTTGCCAATGGTCATTTGTGATTGTGCTGCATTGACACAAGCAGGTTATGTTGGCGCTGATATCGAAACAATTCTAAATCAATTGGTTGCGGCAGCTGATAATGATATCAGTAAAGCAGAAAAAGGTATCATTCTATTAGACGAATTCGATAAGCTTGCTAAACGTAACTTATCTTCTTCTACTGACAAAGACCCGTCTGGCGAAGGTGTTCAACAAGGGTTATTGAAAATTGTCGAAGGCACTCAAGTCAAAATCAAAATTGAAGGTGGTACTAAGAATAGCAGAAGTCAAGAGCAATTTATTGATACCTCCAATATTCTGTTTATTGGAGCGGGTGCATTCTTTGGTATCGATAAAGTACTTGAAAAGAACCATACGTCTGAAAATGCCGGCATTGGTTTCTCTGCGTCAGTTGAAAAACCTGATGTAACTGACAAAACAATTGATGACCAAGACATTATTGATTATGGCTTTATTCCAGAAATTGTTGGTCGATTTCCAGTCATTACACAATTACAGAAATTGACTAAAGAAGATTATCGTCGCATTCTGACTGAACCAAAAAACTCTGTCATTCATCAGTATCAAAAATTGATGGAAATTGATAACGTCGTCTTGGAATTTACACCAGAATTTTTGGACAGTGTAGTTGAAAAGGTGTATAATACTAAACGTGGAGCAAGAGCTTTACGTTCAGAAATTGAAAAAGAGATGAGAGAACTTACTTATGAACTCGATGATGACAGCTACGGAAAAACCATTTCATTATAAACAAATGAAACCAGTGACATTTGTTGAAGGTATTATAGCCTTCAGCATTTCGTTAGTTGTAGCACAACCTCAACTGGTTTGGTTGCAACAGTTTGTTAGTATCCATATACTTATGATAGTATATGGATTACTTTGGACTTTTGTTCCATTTACAATTCACGTTCATTCATGGAAAAAGATTAGCTTTTCAAAACCTTGGTAACATATGGCAGTTATTGTTAAGACTCAAGATATAACACTTATCGAAAATGGAATCATCGGGCATGGTGTCAATTGCCAGGGTGTCATGGGAAGTGGAGTAGCTAGAGCTCTTCGAGATAAGTATCCTCACGTTTATGATTCTTATGTGATGTTTTGTCAGGCTCACCCAACTAAGTCTGAACGATTAGGATTAGTAGATTTTGTGTCAATTGATACAGATTTGATTGTTGCCAATATGATTACTCAAGAATTTTATGGTAGAGATGGTAAAGTATATGCATGTCCTAAAGCAATTACAGATACTCTAATTCGAGTTATGAATAAAGCTAAACAAAATAAGAAAGATATCTATATTCCACAATTAGGTTGTGGATTAGGAGGGTTAAGTTGGTCCGATACCGTTGAGCCAATTATAAAAGCAGTAGCTGAATTGTCTTCTGGTATAGACATTTATGTTTGTTGCTTTCCAAACAAATAAATAACATTTTCAATTCGAACACATGGAGTAGTAAGAAGTATGTTTAAGCTTGCCGAAATCTACACAAAAGAACATTGCCCCAATTGTCATGAAGCATTATCGTTATTGAAAAGCTTCAAAATCAAAACTAATAATTGGCGATTAGATGAAATTGGTGTTTCTGAAAGTGATGATTGTATTGTCATTGGCAAAGAAGAACTGCTAGCTAAAGTTCCGAAAGCAAGATCTGTTCCTCAGATTTTCTTAGATGGTCAATTTCTTC